GTAGAGATAGACGTACCCGCATTATCAAACCATTGTATTTTTGCTACAGCAGTATAGTTGTTGGTAATACCTCTAATGTATCCTTTAAATATGTAGTTAACTCCCGCAGTAACTGGAATTCCATAAAGAATTGAGCTACTTGATGCTCCCGGACAACGTAAAGTTATGTCACTAGTACTACTAGCTGTTACTACTCCAACAGATACTGATCGAAGAGGGTAATCTCTATTAAAAAGATCTGGAACAACTGCAGAAATTGCTTCTCCTAAAGTTGATAAAGTATTTGCATAGGTACAGATTGCTAAAGTACCGTTAGTTGCAGACCAACGACCAATTGACTCTTCAAAAGAAGAGTCGTTATAGTCTAAAAATAGGTTATTACCATAGGTAATGTCGCTATCCCAGTGAGTTAAGGATGTTGCATATGTAGTGATACCTGCTTTAGTGCCCTTAGCAGAGTTTACAAAGTTTCCTGTTTTATATAGAGAACGGTGATAGGTATCTCCCAAAGCAGGCTCATAAATAAAGCCAAGGTCTGTAATCTTATTTTTTAGTAGATTAGATGGGATTTTATATGCGTCAAAAGAGTTATATAGAAGTTCTGCCTGTACCTTTATTTTATCGTATTCAAAACCATAAGCGTCCAAAACAGCAGTAAATTCATTTTCATTGTATTCTCCAACTGCGTCTCCAACACCCTCTACTTCGTTTAACCATGCAGCAGGAAGCCAATTCTTAAAGTATCGTTGCGTTCTATTTTCAATAATAGTGTTAACTTTTGCAGTACCGCAATTTATCCATCCAGATAAGCTACTAAATATCCATAAAGTGTACGTTACTTCTCTACTTTCAGTTGAAAGGTCTGAAGACGTATCTATGTAGGTTGTTAGGTAAGAGCCTGTGCTATCAAAAGCAATAGCCTCTCCAATATACGCTCCGTCAGGAGTACCGGTAAAGTTTTTTGTTAAACGCCAATGAGTTAACTGTTCTCCAAGGGCAATTGCAGCGGGATCAGCAGTAACGGCTTTCCAACGTAACGATATGACTCCATAGTCATATGCCCAAGCAGTAAGTTGGGAGGAGTAGTACAGGCGGTCAGCATCACTTTGACCATACTTAAAACTGGGATTACCATAAATCCCAAACGCATACTTTGCCATATTTTGCTCCTGTTAAGTTACATGCCAGCTAATAAGAACGGATTAAATCTGTTTCCCTTTGCGATTGTTTCAATAGCTGTTAGTACTGTTGTTAAAGAGTTGTACGCTGAACCACCTACGTATAGAACGTCGTTATTACCAACTTTTGGAAGGCCATCAAAATCAACACGAAAACCTAAAGTGTTTGCCGCATTTCTAGTTTCAAGTAGGTTAGAGGCACCCGCAGCTGTTTTAAGCGATAGACCTACTGTGCCGGAAGCTGGAGTGATTGAATCTCCACTTTTCTTAAAGTAAGGGGATCCTGTTACACCAGTAACTAGGCCTGCTTCAATATTAGCTAGTCGAGCAGACAAGTTTGACCAAGTAGATGATTGAGTAAAAATACCGGAATAGTTGGTAGAGGCAAGTAAACTTGTTCCTAGAGATACCTGTAGAGCACGGGTCTCATCCTGCAAAACGTTTACGTGATCAGCAAAAACCGTGTCTACAAGGTCTACCTTTGGAGTAAACGACCTAATTGCTGAGGGGTATTGAGCAACCATTTCTCACCTATTCTATTCTCTTGGTTTATTCTCTAAGATTTTAGATCTACTGTCATGACAAACCGCCGCTAACGTTAATGATTAGGTTGGTAGTCTGTAACACGGGGATCTGACCACTTGTAAGCTGTACACCAGCTGTAGAGGCGCTACTGCTATTGTCGGTATTTAGCTTATTTATGATAACTGATTGAACTCCAGGAACTGAGGCTGCTTTTGACATTACAGCTGAGTAGGCCACTAGCTGACCAAAGTCAACGCTTTCATAAGCAAACAAACCGCCAGGGTTTAAGAACACATCTCTAATTTCTTGTTCAATATCAGAATTATTAAATGCAGCATTTGCCACTACCGTTAAGGTTACATAAAAATCTACGTAAGTTGGTGGTTGAACAGACACTGTTGTTCCTACAGGAATTTTGTCTGAAAGATACGACGATACCTCTGAAGATAACGAAGTCCAAGAAGCGGTTGGAGAACCGCTAACTATTCCTGGGGTTACAGAGTCGTCGTTCTGTGTCTGCAAATATAGGGTTACTGAGCTGTACACAGCAGCAACAGACTTAGTTCTACCAACTCCAGAAACTTGAGAGGCTAAAGCTGCGTAATCAGACAACGTTACGGCTCTACGTCGAGTAGTAATTGCGTTTTTAACTTTAGCGCGAATTTGATCATTGTCGTCTCCGTCTGCTCCACCAAAAGCGGCTGAAGGGTTAGAGACAGCTAAGTATCCAATTGCTTCTGGAACAATATTTCCAGGAATAAAAGTAACTTCTTCAATTGTTCCTGAGTTTAGGTTTCCGGCAGCACCTGCGCTAATTCTATACAAAGCACTAATTACCTGATTTGCAGGTGGGATAGCACCATTAATGCCATCACCAAATTCAATAGAGACGTTTCCGTCTGCATCTACGTTTGTTGTAAACACGAGTTGGTTTGGACCAGATTCAGTTAAAGAATCTACATAACTCCACGGTGTAAAAGCCACACCTTGCCCAACATAAACAATTACTGAATTATCGACAATATTAATGTCGTTTAGTTCAACAATCTGCTGTGCAGTTCCGTCAGATACGCCTAGGTTTACAGGCAAAGGTTTATTTGTAGTAGGACTAATTAGGTCAGGACGATCAGTATTTACTGTCTTTCCTTCTTGACAAGCAAGAGTAACTGTATCTCCCGGAGCTAGCTGAGTTGCGCTAGCAATTGTTTCAAAGTAAACTTCAGTAAAATCTCCATAAAGCAATGTAGCTAAAACTTGAGTTCCTACTGGGATATCAATTGCTTCATCGCTTATATTTTCAAAAAGAACATTAACACGTGCGGGGGTAGGTCCTGAAACCTTATATCCGTAAAGTTTTCCTAAATCTACTAGGGTTTTTCTTCGTGCAGCGGTATCAATAGTAAGTTCGTTAGCAACTCGATCAATATAGTAAGATTGAATATCACCCATGTAAGCAAATGACTCTAGAAGGATTGTTCCTAGATCGCTTGGGTCATCTGCTGTCCACGCATAGTTTGTTCTAACGTTTACCAAACTTGTTAGATCTTCCAACAAAGCTTGATAGTCTCTAGAGGTATAGTCTATCTGTGCAGGTACTTCATTAGCCATTTTTCATCACCTCGTGGTAGTCGCGTCTGGGTTTAAAGTGGTGCTTACAACTGTGATACTGTCTTCAATAAAATCAGGTAGGGTAACATTAAGCTCAACTGTTACGGCTCCGGTATCTAAAAACCCCTTTATAAGGATATTATTAACAGTTAGGTCTGGAATCCATGTAGAGATGGCCGAACGAATTGCGTCATTAATTGCTTTTTCAACATTACCTTGGTTCTCAAACATTGCGGTAGCAATATTTGTTCCGTAGGTAGGGCGCATAGGGCGCTCACCAATAGCTGTAGAAAGCAGCGTTAGAACTCTATCCTGATAAATTTTTCTTTGATCAGTTGTGCTAGCTGTTTTACCAAAAGGATCTAGGGTAAAAGGATACGAAATTGCTTTCATGCCTGTACTCCTATCCATACTGGTTCTTCAAGTAATCCGGCTACAAACATAATCCATACCCTTTGACCCTTGTTAGGGATAAAGCGGTGAGGTGTATGCTCGTCTAGATTGGTAGCGTCATTAAACATATTTGTTTTAGCGTCTGACCCATTCCATTTTTTTGCCGCATTTACCGCAGTTTTATGCGGATGTTTAAGGGTACCAGCCCCTCCTTTTGCTACCACGGTCAACGCAGGAACAGTAGCTGAGTCTCCCCGAGAATCTGTAATAGAGGTTGACTGGGTAGTCAACAGGGCGGCTACCTGAGAAGCCGTATGCTCTTGATGATCTGGGTGGTTTGCATTATAGGTAATCGGCAACACGGCCCTAGCCCAGTCTGTAACCTCTTGACCAGTAACCGTAACCTGAACCTTAATTCTTCCTTTTTTTAAAGGATCATTAATTTCTTTAACTATACCCTCGTAGATTCCGTAGAATCTTGTTCGACCCTGCGGATCTTGCATGTAGGTTTCTTGGTTAACGTCGTACGCGGTCATTTAGCTCTCCAAGTTACTTGTCTAACCACTTGTGAAAAATCTGGCTTGTCGTTTTTGTATATGTTTGGTGTGTAAGATGTTGCAAGGGATCTAGCATTAGGGCCAGCAATATTTTTAGCTGATTTAGTCTTTTTTAAACCCACGTCTATTTTTCCGTTGTTTACCCCAATAGCGTAGTTGTTTAATTTAGATCCTTTTGGCCTTAAAGACTGATTTGAAAGCTCAGCTTCAAAATCTCTTTTACCTGGTTTTTTTCCAGCATTTGAATCAGCGCCACCTAAGGAGTCTGTTCCAACTAAAACTTCCATCTGATAAGTATAGTTTCCTCCACCAAAAAGATGACTAATAGATATTACGTTCCAGTACCCGGACATATTTTGATCTAAATTATCTAGGTATATTGTTTCCCCTACAGAAACGTTTGCGTCTCCCAGTAAAAGGACAACAGCTCTGTAGTTATATCTATTTGCTTCTGCTAAATCTTCAGCAATAAACTTTGCTTCTGATACAGTTTTAGCTACTTCAAAAGGCAAATGTTTTACAAATTTTGCTTTTTGTGACGTTTTACTATGCGGATTTTTTGTCATTTTTTAAGAAACTTCTTACTAGGCGTAACCGTACCCTTGGTTTTCTTTTTAGCGGGTTGAATTTTGTGCTTAGTAGCAATAGTCTTATTGTTAGTTGAGTGCAAACCACTTACCACTCGGTCTACTGTAGCTCCTACCATGTCTGGAGCTTCGTCAGATATTTGAGGGGTAAACTCAATAAGAGTTCCCATAGAAGAAATGCCTCTAACTGTAGGGGCAGCCGTTTCTTTGAAGAAAACGGATGCGTTATTAGTGCTAGCTGAGCTTAGTTTGTTTTTTGACATAAAATAAACAGTAGTTCCAGTAACTTTTAATCCAAAACCAGTTTGTTTAGCTAATCTTCTTAATAGTTGCCAATCACTCTGTCCAGCTTGAGCAATAGTTGAAAATACTCTAGGATGTCGTTGAGTAACTGCTTTTAATCCGTATTGCTTACAAACTTTTTGAACAACCTGATCTGCGGTTACGTTTTTGTATATTTTTTGTCTTGTTGTCTTTAAAAGATAGGTCGGAGAAATACAAATAATCGTAGTAGCGTTTTCAGACACAGTAGAGGGAATAATTTTGTGAACATATCCTACCCACGTTTTTTTATATCCAGCACCAGAGTACTCAAACTCGACTGGATCTCCAGAACCAACAAAGTTTAGGGTATCTTCTACTTTTCCAGCGTACTTTATGACTAGTCTGTCATGAGAATTAAACTCTTGCTCTAGTTTAGCTGAAAGAAAAACTAAATCAAACGTTGGACTTAGAGGAAACCGTACTGTTCTGCTAGGGTAGCGTTCTAAAGGGGTTTTAACTAAATTCTTTTTAGATAGCGGAATAGCCACGTTAAGACCTCGGAACTCTAATAATAGTGCCAGGCGCTATTTCAAAAGCATCAGGAATTTCTGGGTTTATGTCTAGTATT